TCACTGTCTTTATCCAAAGGGAAGGCTCCCAGAAAGGAAGGGAAAGGTCATGACCTGCCAAGATTGGAAACGATCGTCAAAGATCCCGCAGGCACCTACGGGCCTGAGGTTGCCGAGTGGGCTTCACGGTTCCTGGGTATCGACCTCATGCCGTGGCAGCGCCGGGTGTTGGATCAACAGCTCGCGTTTCGAGCCGATGGACAGTTTCTCAACCATGTCAGCCTTGTCTCGGTGGCCAGACAAAACGGAAAAACCGCCGCGCTCAAAGCCCTTGTCGGTTGGTGGCTCACGAAAGTATGGGAGGAGCCGCAAACCATACTTACGACAGCGCACCGTTTAGACCTTGCCTGTGCACTGTTTCAAGACCTGGCTCCGATCATTGAAGCCAAATTTGGGTTGGATCGCCGAGACGTGGTGTGGGCTTATGGCCGTAACCAGCTCAAAGTAGGGGCAAACAAATGGCTTGTTAGGGCCGCTAAACCCTCAGCCGGGCACGGACTTAGCTGTGACCTCATCATCGTGGACGAGCTGTTCGGCGTAGATACCGAGACCTTGGACATTGGCCTCAGGCCGACACAACGCGCCCGAGCCAACCCGCTGCTGTCAATGTGGAGCACCGCAGGCACCGAGGAAAGTGTTGCAATGCTCAAATGGCGTGAGGAAGGGCTACGCGCAATCGATACCGGGGACAAAGCCCCGCTTTATTTGGCCGAATACTCGCCGCCACCCGAGCTGGATCCGATGAGCTCCGAAGCTTGGGAATACGCCAACCCGGCCCTGGGCTACACGCTTGGGATTAGCACCCTGGAGGATGAAAGCCATGCACCCAACCGCGCAGGTTTTCTCCGCAGCTCGGTCAACCTGTGGGTGCAAACAGATACAGGCTGGCTAACGCCGGGCCTGTGGAAGGATCGCACCACTAACCTGCCGCCGCTACCGGGTGGCGTGCTTGCTTGTGAGGTCAGTGTTGACGACGGCCGCTACTGCGGGGTGCGCGTCAATCACAATGCCGAGAACGTACTCACGGCCACAGTAGCGTTTATGTGTGACACGCTTTCGGCATTGTGGCACAATGTGGAAAGCCAGGCTTCAGCTAATCCTGGGCTCACCGTTGCCATTACTCCAACTTTGGACGTGCACTGTCCTAGTGCGCTGGCTCGCCGCCGCGTTGTCGTGGGCTACCGAGAAATTACGAGCTTCACTGGAGCGGTACGGCAATCAATTGCCGAAAACAAACTCCAACACACAGGAGAAACCATGCTCGCAGAGCACGTCGGGCGCGCTGTTGCAGTCCGAACGCCTGGGGCAATTGCGCTTTCCTCTACCAAATCACCGGGGCCTATTGAACTAGCACGCTGCCTAGTGTGGGCAGCCGGGCTCATGTCAAAGCCGCGACCCAACGTGACACGGCCACAAATCGCGTTTGTCCGTCGCAACGCCTAGGCTGGATCCACCATGGGCATTTTCTCAGGTTTGCAAACCACCAAACCAGCGCCACACGCAGCCGTCGGAGCTGCAGTGGGCGCGGCAGGCAACCCCAACGTTGGCAATTTTATGACCTACATGACGGGCTATGACCGTCTGCAGGCAATCAACATTCCCACCGTCAGCCGGGCACGAGACCTTATCTGTTCCATGATTGGCGCGCTCACAATCAAACAATACACCTGGCAATGGAATAACGCCGAACAGGAATACGAAAAAGTGTATTTGCCTGACGACGTTTGGTTTGACCAGCCGGACCCCAACGTGACCCGCAATTTTATTTTGAGCTGGACAGCTGACGACATGATTTTTTACGGTCGCGCCTTTTGGGTTGTGACCAAACGTTTCGGCAATGGCTTTCCAGCCGAGTTCACCTGGATCCCGGCAGCCGACGTGCAGACCCGCGACCAGGCTGGGCCCCAATGGTTCGGCCCCTCCAAACAAATCACTTTCAACGGCCTGGATTTGAACCCGGCTGACGTTGTGCAGTTTCTTTCTCCAGTGCAGGGTTTGCTGTCTATGGGTGCACGCAGCTTGCGCACCGCACGCCATTTGGATGAAAGCGCCGACCGTTTCTCCCGTAACCAAATTCCGTCAGGCATTTTGAAGCAAACCGATGGCGAGCCAATGAGTTCCGAGGAGCTGGCCAATATGGCTGCCGCGTTTGCTGACGCGCGCGAAGCCAACGCGATCGCCGCGCTCAACCAATTCGTCAGTTTTGAACCGCAGTACGTGGATCCGTCAAAAATGCAATCAGTGGAGTCACGCGAATATCAGGCACTTGAAATGGCGCGCTTGGCTAACATTCCCCCGTATTTGGTTGGTGTCAATACCAGCTCAATGACGTATGCAAACGCACAGCAAGCACGCCAAGACTTGTACCTATTTGGCGCAAAAGCTTTCATTGATGCCATTGAGCAGACCCTGAGCATGAATAACGTAACGCCGCGCGGCAGATACATTGAGCTTGACGTAAAGGCCTACTTGGAGGAAAACGATATGTCCGAGGGTGACGGAAACGCTGCCCCTGAGCCCTCGGACAGACCATCCGAAGGAGACATAAACGATGATTAGGCTCACAGCTTCCGACACGTTTGTTACCGCCGAGGAAGGCGAAACGCCGCGGTCAATCAGCGGCATTGCCGTGCCGTGGAACGTGGAGGCGACCGTCAGCGACGGCACCCGCGTCAAGTTTTTGCCCGGCAGCCTGTCGGTCAAAGGCAAGGCCCCCAAACTGCTGAAATACCATGACAGCACGCAGCCCGTAGGCATTGTCACTGGCCGCATTGACACCGCCAAAGGGATGCTTTTTACCGCCAAGATCAGCAAAACCCGTGACGGTGACGACGTGGTGGAGCTCATCAAGGACGGGGCCATTGACTCCGTTTCGGTAGGTGTCAACCCGGTTGACGCAAGCTATGACGAGTCCGGCACCCTTGTGGTTGCCAAAGGTGAGTGGCAGGAACTATCGTTAGTAACAGCGCCAGCGTTTGCTGGAGCACAAATCACCGAGGTTGCAGCGGCCGAGGGCACACAACAGGAGACCCCACAAGTGGAAGCAACTAAGGACGTTCAGATTGAAAGCGCGGCCGCTGTGGAAGCAAAGCCGCAGACCGTTTCGGCACCTGTTTGGGCTGAAGCAAAGAAAAGCTTTAAGCTCCCCAGCCCGACCGAATACATGGCCGCGTTTGTACGCGGTGGTTCGGACTTCGCGCAGCTCAATGCCAACATCAAGGCTGCCGCGCCGGACATCACCACGGCCGACACGCCCGGCATCCTGCCCGAGCAGATCGTTGGCCCGGTGTACGACGGCCTCAACGCGGTGCGCCCGTTCGTTTCGGCCATTGGCGTGCGCGCCATGCCTGCCAGCGGTGCGACGTTCCGTCGTCCCAAGATTACCACGCGCCCGGTTGTCACGCAGCAGCCCACGGGCCAGCTCAACGCGCTTGACCCGTCAACGGTTGGCGTTTCCAACACCGACATTTCAAAGCTGACGTTCGGTACGTACGTCACGTTGTCGGAGCAGGATCTTGACTGGAGCGACCCCAACAGCCTTGCGATCGTCCTTGACCAGCTTGCCATTGCGTACGGTCAGGCGACCGACAACTACGCGGTGGACACGATGGTTTCCGGTGTCACCCAGTTTGAGACGCTCAACCTTTACGAGCCCAAGGATCTCATTGAGTGCATCTACGGTGCCGCGTACCAGATCAGCAACGGCAGCAACTACCTGCCCACGCACTACTTTGTTTCGCCGCTCACCTGGGCCAAGCTCGGCATGATGGTTGACGACGCCAACCGCCCGGTTTTCCCGTTCGTTGGTGCCACGGGCCTCAACGGCCAGAACACGCTTGGCTCCTCGGCGGCAACGTCGTGGAACGGCAACCCGCTCGGCCTCGTCCTTGTCGTTGACAAGAACATGGCTGGCGGCACGGGCTCGGGAGACCTCAACGGTGTCGTTGGCCACGCTGCTGGCGCTGCTGCAGGTTTTGAGTTCTACGAACAGCAGAAGGGTGCGATTAGCATTGACGTACCTTCGACGCTTGGACGCACTATCGCCTTCCGTGGCTACGCAGCCGCGTTTATGGCCGATGCGACCAAGTTTGTCAAGATCCTCAAAGCCTAAGTTAGACCTCCTCCAAGGCTGCCAACGATGGCGACGTACACGGTTACCCATAAACAGGTAACCCAAAACGTCGCCATCGTTCAGCTTTTACAGGAACATCAGATTGAGGTTGGCCAATCGGTCACCCTGTCCGGGATGGACGTACCGTTCAACGGCACGCACGTCGTTACTGCGCTTCCGGCATACCTCCTCACGGATGTCAGTGACCAGGGTGACCCCATTTACGACATTGACGGGCCCATTGTCCTCAACCAAGTGCAATTCAACCTGACCACAGCTGACGTGGTGCGCCAAGCTGCCACAGGCACCGTCACCTACACGCTCACGTGCACGTGGACAACGCTGGCCAACCTGGAGGACTACCTCGGGATCACGTTCACCAACCCGAGCACCGATTATGACCGGGCAACGTTTGCGGTCAACGCAGCCAACCAGTTTGCGTACCGCCGCCGCCAAGAATCGGGCTACTTTGACGCAAGCCTCAGCACCGTACCTGGCGCTGACGTGCTGCTCGGCACTGTCATGTACGCCGGGGCGCTGTACCGCGAAGCCGGATCCATCGACCAATTTGCGTCATTTGATCCGCTGGCCACCGGGGCCCCTGTGGGTGGTTCGTTCGGTCAGATCCTGCGCCTGTTGGGTTGCAACCGTCCTCAGGTGGCCTGATGCCTGACAACGCTTTCAACGATGGCTACAACGCCATGGTTACAGCCCTGGGCAACGCCACCGGGCTCACCATTGCCGATGACCCGCGCAATATCAACCCTCCCGGCATTTTGGTGCAAGCCCCCACCATCACCATGCACAGCAATAACGTGGCCGAGCTTGAATTTATGGTGACCGTCATTGGCACCGGCCCAGGCAACAAAAATGCTTTGACCAAACTGCTGGAAATTGCCGACAAGGTTCGCGAGGGAAAGATCGGCCTCAAATCTGCCAGGCCAATCGTGCAGCAGGTTGGCGGCGCGGAATTTCCCGCGTATGAGCTTGTGATTGTCACCAAAGTGCAAGCTGCCGCTTAGACTAGGGTTGGGCCGCAGCACCCCAGGACAAAGGAGCTTTTACAATGGCGAACCCGACTACACTGCTTCCCTCAGGCGTTTTCAAGATCGGCGCGGACGTTGGCTCGGTTGTCGATTACACCGACCAGGTCAAGAGCGTCGTTGTTACCAAGTCGCGTGACGCGCTTGATGCGACCAGCTTTGGCAACACCGGGTACTACCGCGTTGGCGGTCTCACAGACTGTGTTATCACGGTGACGTTGCTTGTCAACGACACCACGGCAAACGCGCTGTCGGCCCTCGTGGGCACCAACGTTTATGCCGCGGCACGCCGCAGCTCGGGCGCGATCAGCGCCACGAACCCCGAGTACCAGCTCACGGGCGCATACTTTGAAAGCTTTGACGTTGTCAATGCCACCGTCGGCGAGCTCAGTGAGGTTGAGGTTGTCGTCAGCGGCGGCACCCTTGTTGAGGACACCACCCCGTGAAATTGACGATCACGGCAGCGTACGCCCAACCCTCCGGGCAGATCGTTACAGACACAGTGACAACCAACCTGGGCACAATTTGTGCCTGGGAGGAAGCGCACGGCACAAGCTCCAAAAACCTTGTCGGCCGGGAGCACCTGGACGATTTTGGTTGGCTGTTTTGGCACAAACTGACCAAGCTTGGCAAAGAAAACAGATCATGGCCTGAGTTTCGTGACGGGCTGGAGGAGCTCATCAGCGTTGAGCCTGCCGGAGCAAACCCTACGGTAGTGGCAGCTACAGACGGCAGCTAGCTGAGCTGTTGCTGGCCACAGGCTTTTGGCCGCATGACATAGAGTTTGGTTTACAGGATCTCGCCACCGTGCAGATGCTGTCAAAAAAGGCAGCTCAAAGGAAAGCACGATGAGCACCACCACCCATGTCACCGTCACAGGGGTGAAGGAAACGCTGCGTGAGCTCAACAAAATTGAGCCCGAGCTACGCAAAGAAATTGTTTCAGACTTCAAGCAAATCGTCGCGCCGATCATTGCTGAGGTACGCGGCAACCTGCCAGCCACGCCGCCGCTGTCAGGGTTTGGCCGTAATTGGAAAGCCGGGGCAATTTTCCCGTGGAGCACCACAGTGGTGTCAAAAAGCATTGCCGCCAAAGTCAACACCCGCACCCGCGGCAATTCGCTGGCTGTGTTGGCGGTGGTAATGAAAAGCGCCGCAGGCACTGTCGCAGATATGTCAGGCAAACGCGGCGGCACCACCCCACGCGGCGAGCGCATGATCGCAGCCCTGCAGGAACGGTTTGGGCCAGCGTCACGGTTTATGTGGCCAGCGTTTGAACGTCGCAGCAACGAAATTGAAGGCGAGATTGAGCGCGTGGCTGACAAAGTGGCTCAAGCTACCACCCGTAGGCTGTTGTCCTAATGGCTGTAACAATCCCCATTGTCAGCGAGTTTGACGGCAAAGGGATCAGTCGCGCTGTCGCTGAATTCAAACAGCTGGAGACGGTAGGGGAAAAGGCTCAGTTCGCGTTGCGCAAGGCCGCGCTGCCTGCCGCGGCCGCGCTAGGTGCTTTGAGCGTTGCCGCGTTTGCAGCCACTAAAGCCGCTGCCGAGGATGCCAAAGCCCAAACGCTGTTGGCTCAAACGTTGCGCAATTCGGTTGGCGCAACGGACGACATGATTGCCGCAAACGAAGAATTCATTGCCACCACTGAGCGCGCCGCGGCGGTCGCTGATGACGCGCTCCGGCCAGCGTTGGGCAACCTTGTGCGCGCCACCGGGGACGTGACCCAATCCCAGCAACTGCTAAAGCTTGCCCTGGATATCAGCGCCGCTACAGGTCGCGACCTGGAAAGCGTCAGCATTGCGCTTGCCAAAGCTTCACAAGGCCAGGCCACCGCGTTGCAACGGTTGGGCGTGCCGTTGGATGAGGCGCTAGTCAAAACAAAAGATTTTGAGGGCATTGTCAGCGTGCTCACCGACACTTTCAGCGGATCAGCTGCTGCCGCGGCCGAGACGTTTGAGGGCCGTATGCAGCGGGTCAGCATCGCCATTGACAACACCAAAGAAAACATTGGTGCCGCGCTTATCCCGATCATTGAGCGGCTGCTGCCGTACATCGATAAAGCGTCACGGTTTATTGAGGAAAACACAGACGTTGTGGTTATTGCTGGCGGCGCTATCGCCGGGCTGGCCGGATTTATCCTCGCCGCCAATACAGCGCTAAAGCTCTACAACATTACTGCCGCAATCACTAAGGGGCTCAATGAGGCGCTTGCTGGATCGTCGACAGCGGCAGGCATCGGCATGAGCAACCTGGGCACAAAGCTTGGAGCCACCACACTTATCGCCTGGGCGCTTTACGAAAGCTTCCGAAATCTGCGCGCCGAGGGTGGCCTAGTTTTCAAAGACCTGACCAACCGCGGCATTGAATTCGCCAACCTGATCGTTGCGGCCTTTGAGAAAGCCGCCGAGGGCATCAATTTCCTACTCAATTCGATGATTAGGGCATACAACCTCCTGAACCCATTTAGGGACATTCCGCTTTTGCCAACGGACGTAAACCTTGGCCGCATCCCAATGCCGTTTGACCTGTCTGGCGGTGGCACTGCCGGAGATATGCGCATTGGTGCGATCCCAGACCGTTTGCCAAGCCCCGCGCGTTTGCCCGGCATGGGTGGCGGCATGATGCCCGAGGACACGACGGGTGGCGGAGGTGGCGGCGGTGCACGTGCTGGCGGTGGTGGCCTCAGCATTGACCCGCGCGCACTAGAGCTGCCGATCTACCAGCTGCCCAACCTGGAGGACTACGGACGCACGGAGTCAGCCCGGTTGGCCGACCTGGAGCTCCTCAATGCCCAGCCAGCTATCAACGTGACCGTCAACACCGTGACAGCCCCGGCCGACCTCGGACAAACCATCGTTGACGCGCTTATCCAATACAACCGCACTAGCGGCCCGATCGACATCCTTGTGGTATGAGCACCGTTGTTCAATCAGGTGACTACCTGCTAGAGCTTGATACAGGTTTTGACGTAGGCAGCTTCAGGCTTGACGACACCACCAAAGGCATACTTGACAACACCACCTACCTACTCGGCCCGACCACCCAGTACGCAGACATAACCAGCAACGTCACCCAAGTGGTGTACCGCCGCGGCCGCCGCAAACCAGACGATCAATTCGGGGCAGGCAGCATGACGTTCACCATGCTGGACAACACAGGCATTCTGGGCCCATATGACAGCAGCAGCCCCTACTATGACCCAGCCAATAACCAGCCAGGCCTGGCCCCTATGCGCCGCGTCAGGCTCAGCCGCGATAACGAATACCTGTTTGTTGGCACCGTTATTGCCTATGACTACACGTTTGCCAAAGCTGGGCCCAACACCGTTACGGTGCAATGCGCCGACGATTTCTACAAGCTTGCCCAAGCCTTTTTGGACGAGTGGAACGTGGGCGTTGAAACCACAAGCCAGCGCCTAACCAGCCTGCTGGCGCTTCCTGAGGTGGATTACACGGGCACCACGTCGATCGCTGCCAGCAGCATTGCCCTAGGCCACGACAGCGCCTACACCGTCCCGGACGGCACCAACGCGCTCGCCTACGTAAATGCGATCCAAAAGGCCGAGCAGGGCCGAGTGTTTATGTCCCGGGACGGCACGCTCACGTTCCAGACCCGCATTGGCACCACGCTCAGCAACCCGGTCATCAGCTTTGACGACAACGGCGGCACCCACTACGACGCGATCGAAATTGAGTTCGACGCTGACAACGTCGTGAACCGTGCCCAGGTCATTGACCTTGACGGCGTAACAGCCACAGCCGATGACCTGGCCAGTCAAGCCAAATACTTCATACAAACCAAATCAATCAGTCAAAGCATTTTGGAAGCCTCAGAGCTTCAGGCCTTGGCCAACTACCTGATTGTGCCTGAGCCTGAGCCCCGGTTTACCGCGGTGGGCACAAGCTTTGCCATGCTGACCAGCATTGAACGCGACGACGTGGCCACCATCGATATTGGCGACACCATCAGCGTGGCCAAAGATATCCCAGGGTTGGGCTCGTCAGTTGGTGAAGAACTGTCGGTGGAGGGCATTGAGGCAACCCTTGACTTCCGCATCGGGCACCGGGTCAAGTTCTACACGAGCCCCACCACAATTGTGTACCAGCTCATTTTGGATGACCCGACTTACGGCGTGCTGGACGCTGAAAACGTCCTAGGATAGGAGCACTATGGGAGCCAATGCAGTAACCAGTTTTCCGACGTACACCACAGGACAGGTCCTGGAGGCCGCCGACCTTAACATCACTAACTGCGGTGTGCCCACGTTTGCAGACTCCACAGCCCGCGACGCCGCGTTCGGTGGCAGCGGCGAAAAAACCCTCGCCGAAGGCCAGCTCTGCTATCTCGAAGACAGCAATATCGTCCAGTACTACGACGGCGCAATATGGGCCACCGTCGGCCCGGCAACCAGCGGCGGTCTCGTATTCCTTAGCGCAGCCTCATTCACCACTGTGACCTCGGTTAGCTTGCCAAACGACACGTTCACCAGCACATATGACAACTACAAATGGGTTCTGTACACCACCGCTACCAGCGCAAACCAAACGATGACGATTCGGATGCGTGCGGCAGGATCAGACAACACGACAACCAGCTACAACACGATGGGCCAGGGCATTGACTCAACTGGCGCGGCACGAAATTTCACCGGCGACTCAGCAACATCATTTACAACTGGACGTAGCGACGGACGATACGCACTGAACATTGACATTATTGCCCCAAAATTGACGCGATTTACCAGTATTAACGGTTTTTGCACGCATGAACAAAACGGCGTTTTTGGTTCGGCTGTAACAGGTCAGAATTGCCAATTTCAGGCCACCACATCATTTGACAGCATGAGCCTGATCGTCGCTGGAGGTGCCACCATCACTGGCGCATATGCTGTGTACGGATACGCAAAGGCCTAGAAACTATGACCACACCAATCATCCAAGACGGATTTGACGTACGCCCAATGACAGAGGCTGAGCACGCAGAATATTTGGCGTTGTGCGAGGAACTGGCCGCCGAGGAAAAACGCAAGGCAGACCTGCAGGCACAAAAAGCATCGGCACGAGCCAAGCTCGCCGCGGTGGGACTGACCGAGGACGAAATCAATGCACTTCTCGGTGTCTAACGAAACCAAATGCCTATTAGGAAGCTGGTTGCGCGCTTTCGTCGCGGGAAGCGCCGCGCTCGCTATGAGCGGAAATTACGAGCCAATCGACGTGCTAAAAGCAGGGCTCGCAGCGGTGCTGCCCGTGATCTACAACTGGGCAAACCCTAAAGACACGCGCTATGGCCGCCGCTAGGTTGCCAATCCGACCCGTTCGGATGCCGGCAGATTTAGCACGGCAACGCAACGGCCAGCTTGACCCAGGGCTGCTGCGCACCGTGCGCCCATACGGGCAGCTGCACAGGCTCGCCGCTGACGCATATGAGGCCCTTAGAGAGGCCGCACGGCCGTTTGGGGAGCAGATCAGGCCGATCAAGCCCACAAGCAGCCTGGACACTTACAGGCCCCTTACAGCCCAGGAACGGGTTTTCTTTGCCAGGTACACCACCGAGTACCGACCGGGAGCCAAATCGGTACGTAACTACAAAGGCCAAATTTGGTACATCAAAGACAACAAACTGGCTGCTGTTGCTACGCCGGGCACGTCGTTCCACGGTTGGGGGCTGGCTGTTGATATTGCCAATTCGTCCGGGCCGCGCCTGGAATGGCTGCTGACGTTTGCGCCTTTGTACGGGTTTTCCTGGGAGCTTCAATCTGAGCCGTGGCATATTCGCTACGTTGTAGGGGACAAAGTACCCCCGGCAGTGCAGCGCTGGAAGGACAGCCATGCAAACCGAGATAGTCGTAGCACTGATTAGCGCCTCAGGAGTCATTTGCGCCGCTGTTTTGCCAGCTGTTTTGATCCACAAATTGCGTAAGGCGAATTCCACCGATCACGCCACAGTGTTGACTATGCTGATCCGTATTGAGCAAAAGCTCAAGCGACACTTGGAGGATCACGACAATGGGCGTTTTGGACGAACTGGAACCAAAGCTGACGAAAAGCCAGCTAATTAGGGAATTTATTGCGTCACAACCCGACGCAGACGAATGGCAGGAAGCTTTCAGCAATCCGAAATACAGCCACGCAAGCATTGCCCGGCTGCTGCTGCAACGCGGTTGCCAGATCGGCACCATGACACAGGCCACCAACGCGGTGCACAAAATGAGGACAAACGGATGAGCCTCGACGACGAGCTCCAAGAGCTCAACACAGTTGCTGAATTGCAGGAAGCACTAAAGCGCGCGCACCGTCAGGTACGCAAATACAAAGCCCAAAGCGACGAAATTGTGGAGGCTGTTTACCGGGCCGCAAAAGACGCAGCCAGGGCTACGCCACCAGGCAAGCCTGTGGCTGTGCCGCGTGACAAACGCAAAGGCAAAGCCGAGGTGGCGTTAGTGCACGCAACCGACTGGCAGCTAGGCAAAAAAAGCGTTTCGTACGGTATGGAAACGTGCGCCAAACGAATGGATCAGCTGGTTGAAAAGGTTATTCAAATCACCGAGATCCAACGAGCTCACCATCCTGTGCGTGAGTGCGTGCTGCTGCTGGGTGGTGACATGGTGGAGGGCATTGACATTTTTCCTGGCCAAGCCTGGGAGATTGAAGCGCACCTGTTTGAACAGCTGTTTGAAACCAGCCGGATCATCGAAACCATGGTGCGCACACTGGGTGCCAATTTTGAAAAGCTGCGCGTGGTATGCGAATACGGCAACCACGGCCGCATAGGCAGGTACGGTGTCAGCCCTAAGGGTGACAACATTGACCTGTTTGCGTACCGGGTGGCACGCGACCGCACCAAAGGTGTTTGGGCCGATTGGCAAATGTCGGAAGCTTGGTATCAAATCTTTGAAATTGGCAAGTACCGCGGCCTGTTAGTGCACGGCGATGAGGTCAAGAGCTTTGGCGGCAATACTCCGCTGTTTGGAATTATGCGCAAGGTGAACAGCTGGGCTGCAGGAGTCATCGAGCCGTTTACCGATGCGTACATGGGCCATTGGCATACGCCGCACAGCGCGACGCTGGCTAACGGGGGCCGGGTGTTTGTCACAGGCAGCCCTGAAAGCCATAACGAATATGCCCGAGAATTCGTGGCCGCGACCAGCCGACCCAGCCAGCGCTTGCATTTCATTGACCCTGAAAAGGGCCGTGTAGCGTCCGAGTACGTCGTATGGCTGGATTAGGCAAACCCGTACTTGTCATTTGGCATGACGCTTACGCGCGTGTCAATAACGAGTGGATCAACAAAACCGAGCTCACAGATGACCCCTGCGTGGTGCAAACCGTGGGCTGGCTGCTTGATGCCCCGCCGCGATCCAAGCACGTAACGATCTTTCAGTCAGGGGCACCTGACGACGATGACGTGGATAACGTGATAAAGATCCCTCGCGGAATGGTTCAGGAAATCATTTACCTCAAAATCCCCCACAAGACCCCACGCAAGCGTTAGGGTCAGACCACCCATGGAGGTGGGCAAATGAACCCAATCGCAATCATTGCAGGCTGCATGGCAGCCATCATCGGTGCCACAGGCTTGTGGGCAACCAATGAGCTAGACCTGGCGGGACACAACCAGGTGGTGTCGGAGGCCGTTTATCCGCAAACGGTCCCGGCACTGCCTGTAAGCCCTCAGGAGCTTGCACAAGCCGCTGCCGCGTACCAAGGCCCAGGATGCGCCGAATACGCACCACAAGCGCTCGCAGCAGGCTTTACAGCCCAGGAACTGCCAATCATCCTGACCATCCTGGAGCTGGAGTCAATGTGCCTGCCCCACGTCATTGGCGACCACGGCCACAGCTATGGCTTGGCCCAAATCCATTTGCCGTCTTGGTGCCACCCAAACCGTTGGAACCCCCAGGGCTACCTGCGCGCCCGTGGAGTCATCCAAGCCTGTGACGAGCTGCTCAACCCGACTATCAACCTGCAAGCCGCTTGGTGGGTGTATGTTGAGGGTGGTTGGTCACAATGGTCAACATACAACCGTGCCTTGGAGGTACTGCAATGAGAACAGCGTTACTGGTTGCCGCAGGCGTAGTGCTCGGATGGTGGGCTCACGCCACACAACTGCGCTACGAAAACAATCAACGCCAACGCGAATTTGACGAAGCGTTTGCTAGATTACGTCACGCAACGGGCCGAGCCCGAAAGGATGGCAGCAAGTGATTGACCGGGAGGAGTGGGCACAGCTAACAATTGGCGAGCGCCTGTTAGAGCATTACTTACGTTTGCCTGACGTTGACGTTGACCTATTGGGTCAAGACCTGCATGAGGCCCACAACCGTTTGCGTAGGTATCGCAACAAAATCGATGACCTGCAAACCGAGGTAACCAGGTTGGAGCGCATGATGCACCGAGAAACCCCGTACTGATGGATCCGATCGACATTGACGAGCTGCTCAAAAGCGCTCACGAAATCACGCACGGACCTCGTGGCGACAGCTACGGCCCCCCGCACGAGGACTATGCGCGAGTCGCTGCAATCTTTCAAGCGATCACTGGAGGCGAAGTGCGCGACTCAGCAGACGCAGCACTTTTCATGGTCGCTGTCAAGCTTGCGCGCATTGGCTACAACCGTGAAAAGCGGCGTTTGCACGTCGACTCGGTAAAGGACGGCATGGGTTACCTATGGGTGTACGCACAATGCGCTCAGGATTTAGAGCATGACATCCGCTAACAAACGCAAGGGCACAGCAGCCGAAACAGCTGTCGTCAATTGGTTACGCGACAAGGGCTACCAAGCTCAACGCAATCGCGCCGGGTGGACAGATGATCAAGGCGACGTGGATGCGATCAATGGCGTGGTCATCGAGGTCAAGAACCGTCAGCAACACAATTGGTCTAGTTACTTTGAGCAGCTTGGCCGACAGATGCAAGACAAACAGGCGTACACCGGGGTCATATTGTGCAAACGGCCAGGTCACGCCAACCCAGGCAAATGGCTGGCTGTTATGCCAGCTGACCTGTGGCTAGAGCTAATTCAACTATTGGAGGAAACAGCCGATGGCATTCAACCTTGACGATTACGAGCCAGTAGCAGCCCGTCTGGATCGATGGCTCAAACAAGAGCACAGCGCCCAGCCGCGCGTAATCACCCATTTGGTGCACTACACAGACAACCGTTGTGTGTTTCGTGCTGAGCTGTACGAAGGTGACGTGCTAATTGCAACCGGGTGGGCTGAGGAAACCCGCGGCGAGGGCATGGTCAATCGCACAAGCCATTTGGAGAATTGTGAGAGCTCGGCCGTGGGACGTAGCTTGGCCAATGCAGGGCTGTCCGGGTCAGATCACACCAAGCGGCCAAGCCGTGAGGAAATGACCAAGGTGGCACGCAGAGCCAACCAAGAGCCGGTTGAGGAGCCGTTTGGTGCCTCCGGCGCTCTCCAGCAGGATGCGCCGCGCTCAAGCTCAGG